TGGGATAATTTCAAATGGATATTGGAAGAATCTATAAATATAGGCATATATACTAAACAAGAATTCAAAGTAAAAAATATAGAATATTGCGGTATGACAATAACATCATCACCCCTTGAATAATACTATATATATATATTTAGAATATTCCTGAGACCGCCGATAGGCTACCTATATATTACTAACTATTTATATTATCATTCTGCTATCTAAAAAGACACTGGATATTTTTAAAAAATGAGAAGAATAATTTGAGTACATCACATAACTTTTTCTAAAGTTTTCAAAAGTTTTTTGGAAATTACAAAATAATCTATGTGATGTACTCAAAATATAAAATGAAAAAATTAGAATATTCCAGTGTCTCAAGAAATGCTCTGTTAATCTAAGATATTTATTATAATTTTAGAGAGGCCGCCGAGAGTTTTTATAAACGCTTTAATATTATTATTATTATTTATTCATTCTTATGTTTTTAACGATTATAAGACGCCCCCCTTATATTTAATGTGTTCTTTTCTTGAACCAGATATCAATCAAGATACATTGATTGTCCAAGACCCATTTAAAGCAATATCAGTTTCTACCCATCTTCCATAATCACGAATATTTGAAAACTCAATAACTTCATTACTCTTATTATTTGATACTTTGATAGTGGTATTAGGAGTAATAATGCCCTTGTTATTTGCTGTTTTAATAATTGGTCTAAGCGAAGAAGATGTTTCGGTCTTCTTTATTTTTGCCTTATCTTTAGAAACAGTATCTACTATAATATTATCTTTACTATCTGTTTTAGCATAACAATCCTTAATAAAATGAGTATCTCTTCCACATCTTGTGCATAAATTTTTAGAATGCCATATTTCTTTTTCTAATAATGATATGCAATTAGCGTCTAAATTAATATTTGAATATGTGCCACCTCTAACATTTTCTATTCCGTATTTGGCCATATATTCCTTAACATACTTATCTTCATCAAAATACGAGGTGCTAATTACTGATTTTATTAAAGAGATTGGTTTGTATTTTTTTGTCCATCCAGAGCCATTACCTGCAATATGCTCATTAAATCTTTTCTCTACATTATTTGTTTTACCAATATAATACTTTCCTTCTCTTAACTTTAGAATGTAAATGTGATCCATTATTCAAACAATTTAATAAATATTTACAATCAATTTTTAATTTAACACCTTCGGGCATTTAAAATATCCAAGGATTTAGAAAGACACTGGATATTTTTAAAAAATGAAAAGAATAATTTGAGTACATCACATAACTTTTTCTAAAGTTTTCAAAAGTTTTTTAGAAATTGCAAAATAATCTATGTGATGTACTCAAATTATAAAATCAAAAAATTATAATATTCCAGCGTCTCAAGAAATGCTCTCATAATCTAAGATATTTATAATATTTATTGAGAGGCCGCCGAAGGGCTACCGAGAGGATACCGAGAGGCAGGTTTTGTAAATATTATATAAGATAAATATATAATATCTATATTATAATGATGAATAATTTGGTAGTATATAATAAGGATAGTAATCAATTTGAGTTATTCTTATATACATTAGTTATATGTATGATGATAAGCAGGAAATATACGGAAAGTATTACGAATAATATAATACGGAGAAAAATAAATCAATATACTAATTGGAACATCTATTCAATATTTTTGAATCATATATTGATTAACTATTTTGATATTAATAATATTCTGATATCCAAGTTCATAGCTATCAATTCTTTAAATATATTTATATTATTTCACACATTTATAATATATGATAGTAGGATATTATTTCAAGCCTTAGATAATTCTCCGTCTGTCCTCAATAAGTTTATTAAGGGTATTTCTGAAAAGCGTCTATTACATACGGAATATATAATATGTAATATAATATTTCACGTATTACCTGTGTATTTTTACAAGGATACTTTGATATATTATAAATCCTACGATGATACCAAGAATATATATTTATATACTATAATATTTAAGTTTATGTGGTCGCTTAATATATTCGGCAACTTCAATTTTATGTCTATTTATATACCATCATTTGAATTCTCAAATATTAAGCTGGTAAATTTCATAATCTTATGGGATTATATCTTAGATAATGCAATGATGAATCTCTCTTTATAGGATATGGATATGGAGATATAAAGCTATTATTAATATTATTAGTATATACTATGATACCTAAAACGATACATCAAACTTGGAGCGACGACCCTGTTCCTCCAATAATTAATTATATACGCGAGGAGAACGCAAAATTATTGAAATCGCAAGGATACGAAATAATATTATGGACGGACAATATGATATTAAAATTGATAAACGAGCACTATCCCGATTTTTATAAAATATATAATTCGGCACGAACTGGCGTACAGCGCGGGGATATTGCGCGAATCATCTTAGTATATCATTATGGTGGCATATATATTGATTTGGACGTATTAGTATTGCGAGATTTTGCAGAACTTCTTGATATGACAAGGGATACCTTTTATGTAAGCTATGAGCCTGCAGAACAGACTAAATTGATATATAATAGCGACAGATATATCTGTAATGCATTCTTTGCTGCTAATAAAAACAATGCTTTCTTGCACAAACTTTTGCGCAATATCCCCGAATATATAAATAGACACGGATATGATATATTTAATAAGTTTGATATATTCGGCGGATATTACATTTTAACTAACATAAATAATTACGATAAGGAAATGAGAGAACAAGATGTTTTCATAATAGAGGATAGGGAGCTGATATATCCTATTAATGATTTGAAGCTCGAGAATATTCCCTCGGCAGCTAATGATTGGGCTGCTGTAAGAAGCGGCAAATATCCTTCAAAACCCATTATGGTACATTATTGGATACACGGGGATTTTGAATCTAAAAAGCTTCTCAAAATGTTCAAGCCAGATAGCAAATATAGTATCCACGAAAATATGTATATATTTTTTAAAATATTATATCCGAATGTAGAAAAAAATTGATAATATCTCTCTTAATATTAAGGTTGTATATGCTATTAATAATCTTGTTATTATTGTTTCAAATGAGTTATGTGCGTACTTTTGCAAAAATACAGCATAAAATGCAGCATAAAATACAGTATAAAATGCAGCACTCAAATATAATCAAAGATACAATATTAAATGACCCTAAAATGCCAATGATATATACTAATAAATACTTTAAAAAGTGTATTATCAATGGAATCACCGACGATGTTGAAGATGAAACGAGCGGTGCATTATCTTGTTCCAGCATATCTAAAAATATTGCGCGGGGCGCTGCGAAAAGCAATTATAACAGACAGTTTATATCAGCAGAGCACATCTATCCACAATGTTTATTGGATGGCAAGCAATCTAATGATATGCATAATATCATTAAGACTCTCAATACACTAAATGCTAATAGATCCAATTATAAGTTTCACGAAGATTATGATACAAAGAGCAAACATTGGGTTGAATTAGAATGTAATAATTATGTAAATCACAAGGACAAGGTGTTCGTGCCGAATAATGATTCGCGGGGTTTTATATCAAGAGCCATTCTATATATGTACAAGGAATACAATTGTAATCCGTATAAAATAATAGACATCGAGATATTAAAGAAGTGGTATTATAACTTTTCGCCGACAATTGAAGAGCGATATCACAATGATATTATTAAAAGATTGCAAAATAAAAATAATATATTTATATCAAATTACAATAAGAAGAACAAGGGTATTAAAAAAATCCTTGATTCCTTATGAAGGCTAATGACGGCTAACGAAGACATTTGATGAAAATCGGATTTATTAGTATGATTGATTAGATTGGGATATAATAAAAAATGATATATATATATATTATCTTATTTTTATAATGAATCTTTTAAATGAAGAGCAAAGATATGCCGTAAGTAGTGTTATGGAAGGACACAATATTTTATTGACGGGTTCAGCTGGAACAGGGAAATCCTATACTATTAAATATATCATAGAGTATTTGAATAATGCAAATAAGAACTTTGCTATTACGGCATCTACGGGGACTGCAGCAGTTATGATAGGAGGCCAGACATTACATTCGTTTTTAGGACTCGGTTTAGGAACAGGGAGTATCAAGGAGATACTTGGCAATATTCTTAAAAATAAGAAAAAGCACGAGAATATATTGAAGCTTGATGTGCTGATTATTGACGAGATATCTATGATTGATAAGGAATTATTTGAAAAAATATCCGAAGTCCTGAGTATCATAAAATCCAACGAAGCGTGCTTTGGTAATATTCAGTTAATATTAGTAGGCGACTTTTGTCAATTGGCGCCCGTTAAAGGCCGATACTGCTTCTTGTCGGATATATGGAATAAAATAAATATAAAGATTGTTTTGCTAGAAAAGTTAATAAGACAGGACGGAGACCAGCTATTTCAAAAGATTCTGAAAATTGTCAGAAAAGGCAAATGTACCGATAATATCATAACGGTTTTAGATAGATTACGAGATACCGAGTTTGTCAATGGCATTATTCCTACGAAATTGTATCCTGTAAATGTTAATGTTGATAAAATCAATAATATTGAGATAGAGAAGCTTAAAGCGCAGGGGAATATATCTAAGACATATCCTGCTATTAGTAGCTGTGATAAGGAAAAGGAGGGCGAAAAATTTGCAATTGAACTTATATTAAACGCTCAAGTTATTATTATTAGAAATATAAGTGTTGAGGAATCTCTTGTAAACGGGACGAGGGGTGTTATTAAACATCTCGGAGCTGATTATGTAATTATTAATGATATTAATGGGAATATTCATACCATTAAATATTTCACAGACACATTTAATAACAAGGTTTCGGCAAAAAGCTCTTATATCATACATATGCCTATTAGAATATGCTATGCTCTCTCTATTCATAAATCTCAGGGTATGACAATAGATGCCCTTGAATTAGATTTGGGACCTAATATATTTACTTGCGGTCAATCATATACTGCATTATCGCGAGCAAAAAATCTGAGCTCTATAAAAATCATAGATGTTGATAAGAACTCCTTTAGAACTAATACAGATGTTAAAAACTTTTATAAAAACTGTAATAACTCGTAATAACTCGC